GCAGGCCTCACGCTGTTTGGGGAACGCAACGTGGCTCCTACTTCCGGTCTTGGTATCTCTCCAGCAGGCCGGTCGTTCTGCTGGCAGGCTTAGAATGCGCCCGCTCTATCGCGGGCTAGTGCGCCACCTGCTGCTCCGGCTTGACCAGAGAAGGCGGCTTGCTCTAATTCTGTTAATTTTCTACGTTGTCTTCCTGCTTCAGCAGCGCCAGTAAGTCCAAAGACTTCTTGTTCTGCTGTTGCTTGTGTATATGGTGTCTGGCGATAGAACTCAGCCAACTGTCCACCACGAGGAGCAACTTCTGCTACTGCTCTAAATCCTTGACGTGCTTGTTCACTGGTAACTCCAAAGCGACCTAACTCTTCAGCTCTTGCTCTATCTGCAGCAAGCCCTGCCATAGTTGCAGCGCCACCAATTTCAGCAGCGGTTACCTTACGACGAATCTCTGTAATTGCTTTATCTGGATCTAATGCGTAAGCAAGGATATCGCCATTAGTAATGTCTGGGTAGAATGACTTTAATGTAGTTGCAATCTCAGGAGCCGCATTGATAACACGGTTCTGTGCAGTCTGGATTCTATCTTCAAGTTCTGCAGCAGATACATCTCCACCAATAAACTTCTCAAATCCTTCTTGACGACCCATATCACCTTTGGCGTAATAAGATGCTGGTAATCCATAGTTACGCATAATGTTTTGATAACTATCTTCTAGAGTAAGATACTCTGCCTCTGATAAAGCTCTCAATCCTTTACCAATACGAGCAGCATTAGCAGCAAATCTTTTTTTATAAGGTTCTGTTTGACGAAGTCTTACAGCAAACTCTGATGGAGATACGTTTTCTTGAATTAATCCTTTTAATGGTTCTACTAAACCTTCAAGGCCATATTGAGAAAACTGTTCTCTTAGTAGGTCAAATGCTGATTGACGTTTTGCTAGTGCATCTGCTGCTGCAGTTGATGCTGCTGCACTAGTTCCTGCCCCAGTTCCTCCACCTTTTTGATTTCCATATAAGTATGTTTGAAATTCTGATTCAGATACTAACTTACCATTTATATATTTTTGACCAGTATTAGATGTACCAGTTCTACCCTCTGCAACATATGAAGCATCTGATCTATTACCAGCAAAAGCACCAGTTCCTCCACCAGTACCACTAGTACCACCAAGTAAAGTTATTAAATTTTCTGCTTGATTAATATTATCTAAAGTCATTTGAGCCATATTTATAGCATCTTTATTGCCAGACTTTTTAGCTTGTTTTAAAAGTTTCTGTGCCTCTGCTTTAGACTCTGATAATTGCTGTGCATAATCAGCACCAGCAGTAGCTGGAGTAGAAGCAATGGTTCCTACATTTCCACCTGCTTGACCAAATGCAGTACCTGCAGATGTAGGCAACTCTTTGAAGGCACCACCAGCCTGACCAAATGGTGTAGCAGTTGGTGCTTTGTCTGGTGTATATCTACCTGTTAATGGATCGTATGCCACTATGCCTCCATAATTCCAAAATCGCCAAATACTTGCTTAATACCTGTAAATATATCTGCTTTAGCATTATCTGTATATTGCCAACGAGCATCTTTACGAAGTGCTCTTTGGAAATCATATAAAGGAACTTCTCCATTAGGGCCAATAGCACTACGCAATACTGGATCAGTAAATCCAATAGTTTCAGGATTTAACTCAAGTACTGCAGCCATTGTTTGTCTGTAAGGGGAATAAATAGTCTCTAAATCTGTACCTTCAGCTAATAGTTTTTTAACATTATCTGGCATACCAAGACCTGCAAGATTACGAATTTGACTTTGAATAACCTTAATATCTTTACCATTTTGAACATCTAACGCATATTGCTCTAGTTGCTGTGGACTTAGTATAACTCCATTTGCATTAGCGGTAGATTGTAGACTTTGTACTGTTAAAGAACGGGTATCTGCTTTAAGTGCTTGTGCTGATTTAGATAAAGTACCAAGAACTGCAGCAGCTTTTTTAACATCTTCTTTAACACCTTTTATTGCTTTACCAGTGTTAGGATCTACGTACTTACCAGTAGTAATAAGGTTTGTAATAAACTGCGTTCTATCACCAAGTAGATCTTTAGTTACTCCACCCTTGGTGCTCTTCTTAAAACGACCTTCAGCATCATTAAGAACTTTAGTTAAATTAGCAATTTCTTCTGGAGTTGCATCTCTATTAATACCTGATCTTTTGAAAGCGTTATTAATATAAACGGTAGCATCTGCTACTGGAGATATAGTAGTGGTAGGTACCTCTCCAGTGCCTGTACCCCTTGTTTGTGCATAGTAAGTAAGACGATCTATTGGACCTCTTATACCAACAAGGGTTTCTATTTCCTGTTCTTTTTTTACAAGAGCATTGTAAGTTGCATAATCAAGTTTAGGATCTGTACTTTTAATACCTAAGTCTGCCCTTACTTTTGCAAGTAACTTAGGATTTGAATCTATGCCTTTTACAAACTCTTCAAAAGAAAGAGTAGTTGGTGCTGTTGCGGTAGTAGCAGTAGCAGTGCCAGTAGTACCCGTAGTATCAACAGTTGGTCCTGTAGGACCTGTAGGTGTATCAGGTAATTTAGCAAGAATACTATTACCTTCAGATACTGCCTTGTTATAAGCAGCATTAACGCTATTATACTGTTTAACTACTCTATCAAATTCTCTTTGTTCTACTTCAGATAGTTCATCACCGCGAGATAGTTTAGTTACATAAGCCTGTAATTGACCTTCGTAGTTATTAAGAGTAGTTTCAAGAGTTCTAGCATATTGATATTTATTATCAGCTTGAGCCTTTATGCTTTTTGATTTTTTATCAAGAGCTGCTTTAGTTTCTGCTGCTCGTTGAGCCTGCTGTGCATCTAATTTAGCTTGAGCGCGTTTATCTTCTGCATCTCTAATTAAAGATGAAATATCAATAGGTTGTCTTTGGGTAGGGGTAGCCATTATATATTCCCCCTTCTCTTAATTGTCATTTACTCTCCTAGTAATCTTCCAAATAGAACATTGTATGCTGCTTGAGTATTCTCATTAGTTTTTGCTAATTCTCTAAGTCTAATAATTGTTTTATCTTTAGAATTAGATATTAAGAAACTAAGCCCACCTATTGTTTCGTAACGTTTTTTATCTTCTTTATATTGGTTGTAAAGTCTAACCATTTCCTTAAGAGTAGATACAGTTACAGGACTTATTCTTTCAACCTCTGGATCATTAACCATATTAGATAGATCATTAAAAGCGTTTATTCTTGCTATAGCTTTCTGACTACCTTGAGATAGTTCTTCTTTAACTAGTGGTCTACCAGCGAAAAATAGATCTTTCCACTCAGTAAATTCTTTACGTAGTTTGCTACGAGTATAATCTATACCAGCAGTTTCAAGAGACTTCTCATACTCTTCTTTTTTATCATAGTATGTTTGTAGATCAGTAGCTGTTTGAACTTCTCTCAAGTAATCTTCTACTCGCTTATTCTGACGTAGACCCATATCAGTCATAGTCTTATAAGCATCCCAAGAGAATCCCTCTTTGTGAGGTATTAAAAAGGCTGCGCCTTCTTTGTAGTTTTCAAACAATTTCTTGTTTTGTTCAACAAACTGACCAGACTCATCTGCATAACGGAAGTATGCAACAGTCTTTCTTTCAGATTCAGGTACTGTAAATGGTATTTGATCTGGATATAACTCTACCCACTTAGTCATTGCAGCATCATAATCACCAGGATATTTATCTAGTAAAGCGTTCCAAGTTTGCTTGAAGTTAGCCTTACCGTTATCTCTCATCCAGTCTGAAATGTCTGATTTCAACTGAACTTGTGGTGATGCTGGAGCAACGAAACCAAATAAGAATCTAGTACCAAGAATTGCAATAGTTATATTCTTAACTCTTAGTCTGTACTGCTCTAATTCGGCCTGAGTTGGTTCTACTAAAGTTTCAACACCATCAATAACTTCATATTTCTTAGGTATTCCATTACCTGATGCTTCTAAATAAGTAACTGCCTTACGCCAAGCTGATGCGTATTGAGAATCTCTTTCATCTCTATTCATAGCAGCGTATAAACGGTTAATATGTGCTGGTAAAAATGCAGATATCATAGGTTGATCTTCTGCATACTTACCTAAAGTAAGTTTAGTTATAGTATCTGCAGCACCTGGGTTCCAAATATCAACTATATTAGTTAATACTTTCATAGATACGCCAGAAAGTGGACCTGCAAGTGTAGGCACCCAAGACTCAGGATTTAAAGATGGAGTTAACATCTTAAAGTTTGCGCCAAAGTTGACAGGAAGTGGTGCTTTAAATTCTGCACCTATACCTAAACCTTGTAATGCACCTTGAACCGCTCTATAAACAGGTTCAATTCCTGGGTAAATAAAGTATGGTTCACCCTGATCATCTCTTTGTACCCATCCTGAATGGGTTACACCCTCATAAGTAAGGGCTGCTTTCTGAATTGACTCTGGGTTGTAACGAACTGCTCTATAAATACGGCGATAGAAATCTTCAGTTGCTCTATAGAAACGAGCAAAGTTACGAACTGAAAAAGCAAGTTGGCTTCTTACTAGTGGATTATCCACATAAGCTAGTGTTTGTAGTGTTGCTCTTTCTTCAGCGATTTCTGCTAATTTTCTTTTAGCAACATCAGTTGCTTTATCTATTTTTTTAACATCACCTGGATCTATATCTTTTAGATGTGCTTTAATAAAAGCATCTTCAAACCCAGTTTCTCTAAATTGTTTGCGGGTCTTAATCATTTCCGCTAGAACAATAGGTTCTCTAGACATACGAGCATTGGACATACCAAGCCAAGTCCAACCTTTTTCCATTAGAGATGTAGTGTAATTATCTGTATCAGATACTGCTACTAACTCTGGGCCAATAACATATTGAGGCAAGTCATCTTCTACCTTAGGTAGATCATCCATTGATAATTTACCAGATATTATATAATAACCTTTTTCATCATCAAAGGTCCTAACCTTATTTAAAAGATCTAGGTTTAGTTGAGTTGGATCTTTTTTCTCAAAAATTTGACGGGCTGCTGCAATAATAGAATCAGCGTGTTCATCATCTGTTAATCCATTACTTTGCAAACGGAATTGTTTAGCAGTATCAGGATTATCTTTTAGCCACTTTTTAATTAAGTCTTTTGCTACTTCTGGATTATCTAGGTTAGCAACAGCTAAAGCACCTAATTCATCGTTAGAGTAATAAGATATACGCATTAACCAGGCGATTAATGAAGCCTCGCTTTGAGCAGCAACTGGAATTTCTCTGTATCCAGTAGACCCTCTAGCTCTTCTATAATTAGAAGGGGCTTCAATTTTTAATGCTACGGTACGAACACCGTGCTTTCTATTAAAATCAATAGCAGATCTTACATAGTCATTACCAACAGCAAAGTTAGATGATGCCTCTACTACATCTGCTAAAGCGTTATCTAGATCACCGTGCAAAATCTGTTCTGCTAGTAATTCAGACTCTTCTTTAGTTAGGGATTTCATACCTAATCTATCAAATGTTCTATTTAGTTTACCTTCATTTAAAGCTCTAGCAAATACAACTCTAGTTTGATAAACAGATCCACCTTTAGTTTTTTGTTTTAGGTTATCTATTTGATTTTTAATAGTTGTTATTTTTACTGGATCTGTTTCTGCTTTTAGAGTTTTACGTAGATTCTTTATCTCTTTATTGGCAGTAGCAATACGATCATCAAGAGTTGATAATTCTGCAGCAAAAGTGTCTGCTTCTTTTTTATTTAAAAATCTAAGAGCAATACCAAGAGGATTACCTGCTCTTTGCTCAGAGATTAATCCACCAGTGGATAAACCTTTAGGCATAGACCTAGCGGTATTTAATCTAGTTGATAGTAATCTTGCTTTAGCAATTCCCCAAGGAGATTGACCAATAGCAATATTAACCATTAAATCTTCAGTTGCGTTACGAAGAGCGTAACGAGGTCCAGCAAGGGTTAAGAATGACCAGGCTCCTGTCATTCTATCTACCCAGTCTTTATTGGCAAAGCCAAACATTTTCTGGATTAAAGTACTACGAGCTGCTGCTCTATCTATATCAACTATATTAGGTGCTGTAACCATAGGTGATAGATCTGAAACTATAAGACCTACTTGCTCACCATTTGCTAGTAGCGCAGGATTTTCTCCATTACGAGTTACTGCAAACTTTGCATTACCTTTACCAGTTAACCTGCGGACAATAATCTGTCCTGGCTCTGTAGCGTTTAAACCGCGAGCATCTGCAATAGTTGACCATAGTCCGTAGAATACATCTTTACGGCGAGCAGTATCATCAATAGAATCAAATGCTTGTGCAATTAACTTTGATTCATTTTGCGGTAATACTATACGAGCTAAACGATATATTTGATTTGAAGCATCTTTAGCAGTTACATCAAACATATCATCTCTGAATAGCGGAGCAATAGCAAACTTTGCTTTTAATCTATCAATACGATAAGCAATACCTGCTGAAGATAGACGACCTATTTTTTTATATTTAGCACCAGGTTTAACTGAATTGATAAGTTCTTCTCTACCACTAATTAAAGCCTCTGCAATACCATCATCTGTTAATGGAGCACCGTAAAAGTCATTAATTAACTTAGGTCCCATTTTATCTAAATTAAATACTTTATTTGCACTAGTTGCAAATGCAATACGAGTTTTACGTACAGCATCTAAACGAGGCATAAGCACTCGCTTGCGACCTATCTGGCCCTTCATCATTTCATCTAATTGTTTAGCATTTTGAAAAAATGCTTTAGCAGTAACTGCATTAGATATAGGAATATCCGCTTTATTAAAAGACTTAACTACGTCTGGACCAAGTTCTGGTGCTAGTATCTTTAAACGATTAGTAGCTTCTACTGCTGCTGCAGTATTTTTATCTGCTTGTGCTTTTCTTAAGTTAGTTAACTCAGCACCATATTGGTTCCAAAAATTAACTACTTTAGTATCTGCAAATACTGTGTCTACTTTATTTCCGCCAACTACTACATCTAAGGCGTACTTACTTACATCATAAAGTTTCTTTGCCTTACCAGCTACTAATAGTGGGTCAGCAAATATACGATAGGCAGCATCTACAAAACCTGAAATACCCTTATATAAAAATCCATTCTTAACCATATCGCCAGGAGTAACAGCATCTACTATATTGGCTACTGCTCTACCAGGAGAATATTTAGCAGCACTTACTGCATCAAGAGTATCTTGAAATAGATCCTGTTCTTCTTGTGTTCCAGCTTTTTTATAGGCTAAAGATAAATATCTTTGTTGCTCTGGAGTTGCTTCTTTTATTAACTGTGCTTGATCTTCACCAGAAGAAATACGCACAGCAATATCTACTGCATCTTTTCCATACTTTTTACGAGCATCTTCTAGACGATCAGTATTAAACTTTTTTTCACCACTAAGACCTGCTTCATTCCAGGCCTTACCTAAATCAACACCTTCTTCAACTGCAATTTGTAAAGTTCTTGCAACGCGAGTAGAGGTATCAGAAATATAATCAAGACCTTTTAATAAAGCTCCGCCGCTATAATTCCAAGCAGTACCAAACCAACCTTGTTTTGGTTTTACTTCTGGAGTTTCCTGACCAAAAGATTGAACAAGTGATTTTTGTTGATCTGGAGTATATTTAGTTACAGCTTTACTAGCTATATCAGGAGGTAAGTTAGATAACTCTCTATGAGCAAGAAGTTGCTTATTAAAGTCTTCTATCTGCTTACGTTCTGCTGCTGATAAACCTGAAGCATATGCTGCCGCTTTTAGATTTTCAGCCACTATTGACCTCTAGATAATGCCTGCTGATATAGTATTGTTATTTCACCAGTTTCATCATATGGAATAAGATCAACTAATATATCTGAAGTTTTACGACCAGCAAACTTAGATTGCATCATAAGTGCTTCTGGTCCAGCACCTGGCCCCATAGGAGCACCAGTCATAATATCTTGTGTTTTGTTTTGTGACTCAGAAAATATTGGAGTTACTGGTTGTATTTGAGTTAACGGATTAGCTGGTCTACCGCCAACATCATCTGCAATACCGCGAGTCTTTGACTTAGGTGCTGCTGTATTTAACATAGCAGTCTCTTGTCCTTCACCATATGAAGTAGATCCTAAATCCATATCTGTTCTCTTTGAGAACTTACCAGGACCTGATGCTCCTGCTAATGGGCCTCTAGCCATCTTTGTTCTCCTTAATAGTTTCTAAATCTTGTGAAAACTTCTGCCAAACTTTTGCTTCTTGGCTTTTTTGTTGTGAATTATAAACGCTCATATTGTGCAGATCTTCTGCCAGCGCTTCAAATGCGCTAATTAAATTTAATGCAAATCCTGTTATTACTACTAAAAAATCTGATGAACGAACTGGGCGCTGTAGATCATCATCCATAACGCCCAGCTCCTTTCTAAACTATTTAAGCCATCTTCTTTGTTGTCTTACCTTTACGGCCTGGTGCTGCATATCCGAAGAACACTTTTCCGCCTTCTTTTCCTGCTGGCCTGTTCTTGCCTTCAGTTGGCTTTGCGGTTGGTGCTGCTGCTCTTGATCCCTTATTCATTTTCCACCTCCTTTACGCTCCGCCAATGGCGGCGAGTAGTTGTCCGATATCTGGAGCTTGGCCAGTAGCAGGGGTAACTCCGCCTTGTGGTTGTCCTTGAGGCTGCTGCGAGGCAGGTGCGGGTGCCGCTTCTGCTACTGGAAGTTGTTGTGCGCCAGGTAGTGCTGGTGCTTGCGGTGCAACAGGTTCTGGTGCAAACGCTTTTTCTACTACTGTTTCTAAGGCTTGTCCTTTTTGACGGCCTTGGATTACTTCTGCGATTCTAGAAATGATTTGAGTTGGGTCTTGACCTTGGGAAGCAAGTGCGGGTATAGCTTGTGCATACTGAGCAACAGCAACCCTAAGAGAATCGCGCATCTCTTCAATGTCAACCCTTTGTTCTTCTTGTGTAACATTTAGATCTAGTGGTATCTCTCTGCGAACATAGTCGCGGCTAACGAGTTTATCTGAGCGCATCTGGAGAAGTGCGATGATTGCTCTATTAGGATCCATTCCAGACATAATTCCGTAACGGACATCAACTCCATACTCACCCTTGATATCTCTTGAAGGTGTGTACTTCATTGTGTAAGGAGTACCATCATCAGTACCCTTGATAGATTTAGTCATTGATCCAAAGATCTTCTCATCTACTTCAAAACATAGACCGATTACATCTTGGAACAACTTAGCAAACTGTGCTTGTGCTGCTTTGATCTGTGTATCAAAGCCTGCTTGTAATGCTTGAACACCGCGACCAGTAATGATAGAAGCATCTATTTGTCCTGAACGAGATTCAGGATATCTAGCGCCTAGTCGCAATTCTCTTTCTAGTACACCAGACTCTGTAAAGACTCCTACTGGTAGTTCTAGTGGAACTCTACGAATACCTTGTGGGTTAGCAGAACGCATAATTGAATCTGGTCCAAGTGCTAACTCTTGCACATCCTGTGGAATAGCAATAGGTGCTTGAATTGATTTTTCTGCTGCTTGAATCTGTAAAATAGCAAATCTTGCTCTAGCAAGTTGTACTGCTAATACATCATCAAACTGACCGCGAGCTTCGCCATCTAAAGATGAACGAACTGCAACGCGGGCTAAACACTTACCAATTGGGTTAGGTGTATTAGATAAAATTAAGTTGTTGCGTTCTGGGATAAAGAGCATATCTTGGTCTTTATCGTGGTAACGCATTACTGATAGATATGGTGATGCTGATTGGTAAACGCTACGAACGTTTAGAATTTCTCTAGCGTACTCAGGGAACTGTGCTGCTAAAGATTCAGCATCGGAAACTACAACCTGTGTTAATGAGATGGTACGACCAAAACGGTCAATCTCTGGATAGACACCGAAAGGATTAAGTAGTCGTATTCTAGGATTGTTGCCCTCATAATCCATCTCTACAAGAGCAGGTAACATACCGTAGGTATTAAACCAGTCAGCTCCTGAGTACATCTGTAATGGTAGATCAGATGAGGCTACGTAGTAATTAGCAATACGAGTTCTAATATCAGCAGCCTTGCGCTGAGTATCTGAAACCATATTAGTAGCTGAGCAGTTAAATGATGGCATAGGTGCCATTGCTTCTGCTAGGTCTCTTGCTGCTACATCAATAAAGTTAGCAACTAATGGTTTTGGATAATCCTCGGAGAACATAGAAGGATAAACCTTAGACATATCACCTTGACGTACTGACAGTACATCTCGCATACGTTGATCACGAGCTGCGTACTTAGTCTGTAGTCTAGTCGCTTTTGCTGCGATCTCTTTAACTGTTAGCAATTGTTCTCCCTTATATAAAGGTTCGTTGTTTTTCGTTTAGCATCTCATCTATATTGATGACTGTGCGTTTACGCTTCTCTGCATTTGATAGAAATGGATTTGTCATATGATGCTTAGCGTGGATACCTTGATTGAGCATCTCCCTTGCTCTAATCTCACAGAACCACAAGGCCATAACCATATCGGTTTTACCTTTAGTGGTAGGTGACCAAGTAATTAACTGCTCTATCAAAGACTTTACATTCTCAGTTTGATCACTAGGTAGGTGGATTAAATTATCTCTATGGTGTTTACCATCTTGTTGCTTAGTACCAAATAAGGTAGACATAGAGGCTACACCAAAGCCTGCATCCCATTTGTTATTACCAGTATGATGCTCTCGTAGAATAACACCTCTAGTTGCAAGGTGTGCTCTAATACCTTCATCTTGGGTTAAGAAAGATTGGAAGGCGTTACGTTCTACTACCCATTCGCTAGGACCGTAGATAGAGGTCCAGTTGAATATTAGGTCACGAATTTGTGCAGGTGTAGGGCGGGTAATCTTGATAGCATCTACGATGTAGCGTTTATGGTTAATGCGATCTATTGCATAACATACTGCTGCAGTATCTCCTACCATAGCTGGGTCTAAACCACAGACTATAGAAAAGCCATTTAAATCTTTTGGGTGACCAGGATGACCTGGGGTAAGCCGACCACTCTTACGCATACCATCAATAGAACCGCGAACACAGACAGGATCAAACACTGCATCATCAGAGATGTCTTGTTGCTGGTAAATGAGCGCCCAAGTTGAAGCATCCATACTTTGCCGTTCATTGAAAAGATTGCGCCCGTTCCATCTTGGGTATAAGCCATTTTCGTTTTTATCCGTTTCAGCTTGACCATCAAATGGTTGATCAGAGGCAGGCCATAGAGTTTCCCACTTGTTAGGATCCTCATCTGCAGTTAATAGTGCTGGCATTGCTAGGTAGGTCCAAGGTACTAAGCCACCTGGATATCTATCTGGGTTGCGTAGTTCTTTATACAGATCTACTGAGGCTACTCTAGTTCCAATGATAATTAATTTACCTGTTGGGTTAAGACGAGATCTAACATCTTGTGTTAGCCATTTGATCTGTCGTTCAAAGTCATTTGCGTTAGATAAGGTAACAGCATCATCTACGATGATCATA